TTATTTGTCGTTCCCCGCCACATCAGCCGTCTACTTCGCATCATTGCGTATAGTGTAGGTGACTAGGGGAGAGCAGTCCCACAACTCTCTATTGTCAGTTGGTCAACAATACTCATTGAACAATTCCTAATAGAGAAGTCAGGCCGTCTCTCTGATATTTCGTCTAGACCACTTCAGGGCCTCAGAGAGACATCAGCCTTTTTTATGAGATACGAGATATGTGCGTGTCACTGCTACCCAACATGGGCCGTGACCATCTCTTAATCACATATCTCGTATTGTCTCATTGTGATTTTTTCAGTAACCCCTCAGACCCAAACAGGAAATATTCCTTAGCATGGGCTCGTTTACAGAAGGCTAACCGATGAGAGGTTCATTGTCATCATTGACAAAGGAGAATTTCTCTTCTCTCTCTCACTCACATTATTAGTATAGCAAATTTACATCATATGTCAAGTATTTTTTTTAAAATCTGACCAGTAGTGTTTCTTCTCTCTGTTATAGACGTTATGTTTTTTGATTTTCCATTTCTCTATCACAGGCTCACCATACTCATCCTCATCAAGAAGAATATAGGCAACGGTTTTCAGAACCTTTGCCATACGAAAACCTCTGTCCATTTTCCAAGGAGAAGTCACCCAGACACGATGAACATATTCATTCCTCAGCCCATAATCAGCATAAGTTCCCCAATCCTCTTCCTTGGCTTCAGAGTATTCAAAGAATTTACCAGTTTCTTTGGACTCAAAATTACCAATGATTGAACTGTCACCTACATTGAAGTATGTAGAACTGTCAGCAAACGCCATTATACACTCCAATATGATTCTGACATACGTGCCTTACCAGAACCATTCTTTCCCATACGAGTCTTACCGTGACCTCCTCGGTAGTTCGCAGAGTATTTTGAAAACATGTTCAGAGACTTTGCTCCAAGAACTGCCTCAGTTCGGTCAACACGACCCCCTCTGGCCAAGAACTCTTCAACTGACTCTTTTCTGATCTCACTCATCTTTCCTCATTGGGGAAAAGGTTAATCATCAACTCACATTATTAGTATAGCAAACTCTGAGTATTTGTCAAGTATTATTTTGAAGTTTTTTTGTTTCTTATATGAGACACAAATATATTTGAGTTACTTAGAAACGGATTTAAGATACACAAATTCATCAACCGGCTACATACGTAGTATAGCACGTTGTCAAGCGTTTGTCAAGTTTTCCTCTGAGTGTTTTCTAGCACACTTCTTGCATTGCACTCTAAGTATGCATTTCTAGTAATGTAACTCTTGGATTGCATACTTTGCACGATACTTGCATTACCTGAAAGTTTCTTACACTTTTGCATACTTCTTGCATTGCTTTTGAACCGATCACTCGTCAGAGAGAATACACAGGAGATACATTAAAAAACCTCTTTTTTAATGTTCACTAAAAAGAACCCGTTGTGCAATATATTAAACTTTTCACTTTACAAAACAATACCCAGTTTTTTTCAAAGCATTCTCTAAAGGTTGTTTAAACTACCAATAGTAGATTGACTATTGTAGATTGACTATTGTATTCAAATATTTGATTATTCAAAGTCTTTCCCATACTTTCCAAAGAAACGCTCAAAAGTTTACGAAGTACCTGATTCAACACCAGGAAAACGAACATAATAATCCATCCAGGTACCATTTGATATCTTCTCTCTTATCTCGTCTTCACATTTCTCAGAGCAAACTACAGAGGTCTCCGGAGAACAATGAAATAACTCTCCTACTTCTATGGCGTCTTGTAAAAAACTTTCGTAACAATTAGTGCAAATCATTTGATCATTTTTATTAATTTTCTAAATTTTATTGGATTAAAACATACGGTGCCTAGTGAATAGGCATCAGCACCACATGATGAATAGTAGGCAATGTCAGAGACATCTTGAATACCACCACCTGCAATGCAAAAGTTGGACTCGTCTATTTCTTTCAATGTTTCTATTTGATTCGTAACGAAATTTTTCAGAATGGATCCGCTTCTGGTACCTTTGTTAGTTCTTAATGTGTTGCATGAATGAAATCTACGAAATCCCATGTCGTATATCTCTCGTAATTCTCTATCCAGAATCTCTGGAGGCAGTTTGACGATAGGGTTGCGATTTGCGAATCTGTGAATATCTTTGACGTAGTGAAGAAACTTTGGAATGTTTGGGCATGAGATGTTGAGTTCTAGCGGTACGAGGTTCGGTATGATGTCGTGTAGATTTCTCCAATCGGTCGGTTCTATGGCGGCGATACTGATAAGACGTCCTCTGCTATTCTTATCATATTTTTTCAGTCCATTCAATATACCTGGATTACGTAAACCTAGAGAATTGTACCATGCTTTGTCAGTAAAAGAGTACCTGAGAGTTCTTATCAGTTGTAAAATCAACCCTGTACGTTGCTTCAGCGTAAAAGTACCCATAACAGACGATATATGAGGTCTGTGAATGTAATTTCCGAATGGTGCGGCAATGTAAAACTTATCATTCATTGTGTGAAATACATGTAGGTTGAGAAGTTACGCAATCCTGAAACTCTGATTGGTATTGCTTCTCTTATATATCCTAATGATTCCAGTCCATTATATTCCTGCTCGGCATCTATAAAGATCAAAGGTCTGCATCGTTTTATAGTTTCCCATGCACCTTCTATTACTTTGTGATCATCACCTTCGGCATCAATCTTTATGAAGTCTACTATCTCATGATATTCTTCATCAAGAGTTTTTGATGTGCCCATAAAAGTTCTTGTTTGACAACCAAATTTAATCATATGTTCCTCAATGCTATTTTCTGCACCTTGGTCACGTTTTTCTTTTGGTTCTCTTCTCATTGACATTCCTACATTTTTATCAAATGTGACCATTTCATATGTCTCTTGTTTATCCGAAAGACCATAAGCATTTACATTTACATGGTCTGGCATGTGACGGGCAAATATATCTACCATATCAACATTAGGTTCATAAGCATGAACCCTATCAAAGTATTGAGCCAAATTCAAACTCCATAGACCTTCACAAAATCCTACATCAATTGCAACCCGTTTTGGTCTGTTTTCAAGTCGTTTCATTACTGCATCAAAACAAATTGTTTCTGTAATGTTAAAATGCTCCTGTAATGTAGGACTCCCATCAAGAACAAAAGGAGGTTTAATCATTGTACATTTGTCCGCTCTCTGTGTGTACCTCGTTTTAACATTGGTATTGGATAACACGGAGCAAATATACGACTAAAAAATATTAACATTGTTAATCGGTCATTGCCATCATACGTTTTCATTTTACTAAAATCTGCTGAATGTGGTATTGATGCATCAAATGCAATCATAGAATTATATGTTCCAGAAAATGATGCAATTTCTTCAAAATTTGAATTATTTTCCTCAAGATCACGTTCATAATTTTCAGTGATCTCACCTCTTCTATATGCTTCCATACGTCCTTCTGGAGATACAATGCTGAGGAGTTGTCCATGAGGGCTTATAGGACGATAGAATTTTGTTCCCGAATTAAAATCATTTAAATATATAACTGCAGCCAGCATCACTTGAGCAGAATCAGTATGAATCCAACCTTTTTGTGTTATGGTTTCTTCAGCAGAAATCAATTGAAAATACCCAGATGCTTCAATTTGAAAGTGTTCGTACATGTATATCATAGTACAAATTCTGTATATCACATCGTTGAAAAACCCTTTAACTAACGGGTCTTTGGATTCACCTAAATCTTCAGTTCTTCTACCTGGGTAGTGTCCTTCATTTCTTTTATAATCCATTGTTTTTGCCCAGTGAGCAACTTGATCTGGACGATCAAAAAAGTTTTGTACGTAATATGCGGGAAAATACATTAGAGTCTCCTTATTTTATGTGAGGTCAAATAAAATTGTTCCAGAGTAGTGTACAGAGTTCGGAGTTGATCTTGAATGCCAGGGGGTGTGTACTTGTTTGAGGGTATCGGAAATGCTTCTGCTTCTGGCTCTTGCGGTTTTTCCTCGGAGTCTTTTGAGTTCATCTCGTGTCCATATTCTGTTGTCAATGAGTCTCCTGGCTTTCTCGTAATTCATTAGATTGTCTCGTCTAATTGTAGATGCTTGGGTGTCATGCGAAAACAAGCCTCTTCAACCTCATATTGTATTATCAATTGTTCTAGTTCGTTAATCCTGCCAACAAGGTTTTGTACTCGTTTCTCTAATGCCTCAATTCTACGATTTTGTACCTTATTCTTGGATCTCAATTTACTAATAATTAATTTATCGGAACTATTCTTCTTTCTCAAATTCTTCTTCATCAAATTCTTCCTCAATTTCATGTTCAAGTGGCCCGTAGATTGTGATTTCACATTCTTCACAATCTCCATAATCTCTCATCAATTCATAGAGAATATCTTCATCAATATCTTCCACATCATTACGTAAATTGGGGAATGTTATATCAGTCCAACACCCGTCACTTGATTCATAAAATTCAGCCTCTTCAAAATCATAGAAAGAATGCTCACCATCTTCGGAATCAAAATCATATTCATCATATTCTTCTTTGGTCATTACTACAGAACCCGAACCCCATCTCCAGCCGACTTCTTCGTACATAACCAACCATTGATCTTTTTCGTTTAGTCTTATATTCTCTTTGATTAATTGATGATTTTCATCATCCTTATCAAGATTTTCAAGAATGTCTTCAAGTTTGCACGACCATGTACAGACTTCAACCCATGATTTTTTGTGACCATTTGTTATTTGTAATCTAACTTTTTTCATAATATCTCCTAAGAATTATCTATTTTATATAAGGCTTTCATCCATAAAGGATTTAAATCCTTCACAATCAAAATGCTCCTTTTCCACCCTCAACATTTCCGCCTCTTTTTGACGAAGGCAAAGGTAAAAGCCATTGACCCGAATTTCAACAGGATCTCCCAATGGAGCCTTGCGGATCACATGGAAAGGAGTGCCTGGGACAAGCCCCATCGCCAGCAATTTGCTACGATAAGGTGTACTACCTTCGGTGAATCCGACTACATTACCAGTGTCACCAGGTTGAAGGTTTGAAAATTTCGTTTCCATTCGTCTGTTTTAATTAAATAAAAGATTTAAATGTTCTTAGTTCTATTAACCTTTTTACTTCACGGTCTTTCCATTCTGAAACATGACACTCTACAAGTTCATATTGTTTAGATTCTTTAAACATACTATCTTTTTGAATTTCACCTAGGGTCATAGAATCTTGTCTAGTATTTTCTACATCAAATAAAACTGGTGTAGTAGCAAAATCCTTCACTCCCTCTATACCTACTCCTAAAAGTTTTGTCGCCCATTTATATAAGAAACTTTTAGCACTATCTGTTAACTTTCTAACATTAACAAAATACCCCATATTTTTATATTTTCGGATACGAATAAAGTTTCGTTTAAATAAATTCAATAAAATTTCATCTCTTGCTTTTCCCTCATGGCCCAAAGGTTCATTATGTTTATCAAATACCTTTTGAATATCTTGTAAGGACAAACCAAATTTATTGGGGTATCCAATTACATCCTTAATATGATTTATTGCCACTCTATGAATCTGCCCGTCTGGATTGATCCAAAAGGCGGCATTTGAAATAGCCATTCTTCTCTCCTATATAAATGACTTAAATAATTTCATTTAATTTAATTGTACCCAATTTACAAGGTTGAGATGGATTAGTCCACTCAATCTCACGAGTTTCTACATCATAATTCAATACTTTTTTGATTGCTTCTCGTGTCTCACTTAATGGAAATCTCTCTCCACTTTTATTCATGCCGGTATTGACCAAATATACATTGCTATTCTCTTCAATTACTCTGTCCATTAACATATCACTATATACATTCACGGGCAATGGCATAAAAGGGCTACCAAAGCACGGTGAATAAACCTTCTGTATTTCATTCACTCCATCCTCTGTACCAGGCATTTTACTTGTATAACCTGTCTCAAATAGAGTTCTTATCGTCTTACCTTCTACTTTTGATATTGCAGGTAGAGTACCAGTCGCATCAAGTGATAGAAAGAATATATGCTTTGGATGCTTGAATAATGCATGGCATGTAATCTCACCTTTGACATATCTTATGGGATAACTTGCTCTTGCGTTTGGCACACCCTTATTCTCTTCAATGAGAACACCGTCTTTACTTGCACTCTCCATAGCATCAAATATTGTGGGTTGTGTCTCACGATCTAGCCCATCAGTCTTTGCATAGCATCCTGTTTCAATATTAGTTAATCCAAACTCACTCCATGCTATTTCATCGTCACCAATCAACGCATATTCTGGGTCTGCACTCAAGGTTGTCTTACCCGTTCCACTCAATCCAAACATCAATGCAGTATTATCTTGATATTCAAATGCTGAACAATGCATTGGCAACATGCTTTTCTGCGGTATCTCAAACCCTATAATTGAAAACACACCCTTCTTGATCTCACCAAGAAAACTCGTGCCAACAATCAATACTATCTTTCTATCGAGATGTATATAGACCTTTGGTTCTGATTCATATTCCATGTTGTGAAATATAATCCAATCATCTGATATTGCTGATAGTGATTTGACTGTGATTTGTCCGAACATATTACCGACAAATCTGTGGTGGGATTCGCTTGTCGTTGCTACATTGAAATCAATACCACATGTTCTGAACATACTTTTGTATTCATAATGACAAGAAAACAGGTCATCATATAATCTATCAAATTCAGATTCAAATCCTATTTGACAATCTTTTGGTCTTTCTTTACATAACAATAATGCTCGTTCACCAAAATAGAACTTACCTTTCGGGCTTCTTCCTGTAGGGTATGTTTCTAGATTTAAATTTTTCATATTGTTTTTCATATTGTTGTTTTTCTAAATTCTTCCATGATAAATCTAATTCTTTATCAATTATCTTTCTGATTATCTCTCTTGATCTTACCTCCATCGATAACACTTAAATATCTCCTTTTATTTAATTTTTCTAATTCTCCAACATATGTTGGTGGCCTCTTTTCATTCTTCAACATGATTTTTACCGCTTCACTATATTGATCGGCAGACATCCACATATGTTTGTCTTCATCAGTATTATT